TCCTGACCCTTATAAAGAGTTCTTTTCGCGAATTCGATACAAAGTCCCTTTGGACTAAGTAGAGACTTCGCTATACCGCACTCCACCCCGATGGCAGCTACAATTCGGAGATAAGCGGTTTTAACCCGCGGATCGAAGATCACAAGATCATCTCCAAGGATTGCGTAATCAGTAAACCAGGTTCCTACGGGAACCACACCTGCATCCCATGCAGCGACCTGAACAAGGAAGTGGTGAGTCATGGCTAAACTAGCCCATGAACTCAGCGCTCCCATGGGTTGACCTACCGAGTAGTAGAGGTCTCTCGCGAGACCACCATACTTTTTGGTTACGGCCGAATAACTTCGGCCCACCAATAACCAAGCCCATTGTACTGCAAACTCTCTCGAAATAAGAGAGCTAAACAGCATAATTTGCAAGGCGATAGGCAATCTGTCGGTCGCAGCAGTCAGGTCAAGGCTATAAGCTGATCGGGCGATAGCGGCTTTCTCTCTAACTGGTTTCAGTTGATCGAAAGTTCCGTCCTGTGGGATATTCCGAAGAATATCAAACAGGAAATCATGGAAGGGTTCAAGAACCCATTGAGTCCATGCATCGCACATCGCAAATACCCTAACCTTACCTGCAGCCTCATCCTTAAACCCTAGACGTCCCACTCCACCGGAGAGAGACGGACTAAGGTCCAGAGGGAGCTGAGACGCACCTTCTCATATTCGCATTAATCCGGGGTATGGAATTTTCGTTCCTGCCTCGAAGAATTTAATAAAATACGCCACGGCCTTATCTAGACCGAGTCGACGTAAATTAACTGCGTTTACAAGAAGCACAAAAGGAGTTGTCGAAACCTGGGTATTAACAGATCCCGGGCTAGACTTTATGATGGGACGAGGTTTAATCCCTCTGTCCTCCAGGGGTGTAACCCCCGGCATAAAGTTTTTCCTTATGGCCTTAATAAAGGCCGGTATATATGTGAGGATTCGGAAGTAAGTACCTCCGATCTCCATATTACCCTTGAATGGATCAGTGATCGATCCAAGTTTCAGAATGCCTGGAAACTCCAATACACGATAGAGGTTAAAGAGCGTGAGATAATATCTCATTACTCTCAAATCTCCAGCACGTATTCGAGCCCTATCTTGCGATAGGATAGTTTTTGGATACCCAGATTGGGTTCTAGCAACTCTGGCTTTCAGTTCCGTGATATCATGGAGCCTGAAGCCACCAAGAGATTGCTGGAGAAGAACGGTATGTGACTTAAGCCACAATACCAATCCTTTCATTCCTTGTTGTGAATGGATGGATTTACATCTGGACACAAAAATACGAATAGTGTTAATTCTAGATACAGTCGTAGCTAACCCTACCGGAACAAGCATTCTTACGAATGCCTGTATAAGTAGTCCCTTAGCTTTTACACTAAAGGTAGCATTAATTTTGTCTGCAGTAAGCACCACCGATGAGCTAACTCTGTTAGCCCACAGGATTTTGTCACGAATATTTTTATTGTGATTGATCATTGTGGATTTAGGTTACTGGGTTTAATCGATATTATACCTGGTTCCCCATCGCTGGGATACAGTCCCTATCCCCACCGTGAGGTGGTGTTCCTAGTCTCCACATTCTAAGTAATTAGAATGGTAGCACTAGTTAACGGGCCGTTGGCAAGATTGACCGCTGATAAATCAGCAGTTCATCTTAACTCACATGATTCACACCATGTGTTAATCCTCGGCCACCCGTGATAGGTCGCTTTACTCGACGATAAAATTAATCTTCGGTTTCCCCGTAAGGGGGCCGCAGCTACAGCGTAGACTGTATAGGAAATTAATCCTATTAAAGGTTCCACCAGGAAATCCTGTACGGTACCACCTCCTTTCACAGAGGCATACTTTCTCAGATGCGCAGTCATTTCTGACCCGCATCCCCCCAAAACTCCTGGGTAGTCCTTTGACAACCCA